GGATGGCCGGGGTGGAGTCGGCGAAAACAGTTGTTTCAGCCGCGAGAACAGGATCGTCAGGGCCAGGAAGAGACAGAGGGACCGCAGAGTTCGGAGAAGCGGGGGAAACGGATTCATTGGCCGGGAGGAGATGGAGCTTGGACAGAAGAGCCGTGAAGAGAGGAACCAGAGCGGATTCCATCGGGAACAGAGGCGGCGGGGAGGATATTGAAAGTGAGATGCAAATCCCGTTGTAAAGCGTCAATCGTGGGATTCGACGGGAAGTGCACCTTGCCGGAAAGCTTCAGAAAGGCGGCTCGAGCGGAGGAGGAGATCAGGGAGAAGAGGGCGTATGAAGCGTGACGGAGGTGAGGGGCCAGTCGGTCGAATGTGGAGGGGTCAGGCTCGCCAAGGCGCAGAAGGACTTTCTGGGTCGGGGTGGCAAACTGACAGAAGTAGTCGAAGCAGGCAGACTGATACATGACAAAGTTCGCCGGAAACAACTGCCAAAGAGAGTCACCTAAGCTGTGGCCAACAGCGAACTCAGAGAGGTAAGAGGGGAGTTTTTCGAGATGAGTCTCATCATCGAAGGAGATGGCCAGTTTGGCAAAGAGGGCGAGGGGGGAGCGGACGGCGCCTTCGGGGCCGACGTAGTATCCGCAGAAGAGGCCGTAGGGGGAGAGCTCGGTCTTGAACTGGAGGTGGACGAGAGGGGCGACAGCTGCCCAAAACGGAGAGGTGGGGGGCTCGGAGTCAAGGAGGGAGTCGTCACCGGAGATCATGACGCCCTGACTAGTGACCTGGTACTTCAGATAAATGATCGCCAAGTTATAGTCGGAGTTGTCGTCATAGGTTCCCGGCTCGCCGGTCAGACGCATGCAGGTTAGAGGCCCGAACTGGGTTTCGATGCTGGTCTTGATCGTGAAGTGCAGGTCGATCAGGTTCTCTGGAATGTTGAGGCGCTGCATCTTCTTTACCTCGAAGAGGACTGCCTCGCCGTGCTGAGACTGGTCGAAGGAGGTGTAATCGTTCGCCAGATGGATGGAAGATGTAAGGTGGGCCTGACACCATTGGGAGAGCTCGAAAGGGGTGTGGCCTGCATGAATGTAGAGGTTGTTGGGGCGGTCGAGGTCATCGAAGTGCCGCTGATACTTCTTGACTGGGCCGAGGGCTAAGATTATGGCGTCGTGCATGAGGGCGAGAGTTTGGCAGGCTTTCCAGGGGCCAAACAACGAGCCCTCGTTGACCTTGTGCTGGGTCTTCGCAAAGATGCGAACCACAGAGTAGCGCCAGTCAGGATCGGAACGGAACGCGTTGGCCATAATGATTGCCTGCGTCTTGGAGGTGAGCTGGGCGAACTCGTTCAGATTGATACACTCAGCGAACAGGACGGGATCGAAGTCGACTCGGCGATTGGGATTACGACGGTAAGCTCGACAGTGAGCTTCGTAGAGAAGTTGAGCGAGGAGCTGATCGTTGGAGTTGGGCTTGTAGGGATGGCGAGAGGGACGGAATCGAAGACGTTTCTTGATGGAGGCAGGCAGGAGGGTGGGATCGTGCTTGGAAGAATGCCTAGGGGCTAGCAAGGAAAGGGGCTGGGGCGCCAGAACATTGGGAAGATTCAAGTAGGGAAACTGATTGGAGGTCTGGTCCCGGTGAATTATTTCTTTGGAAGAGGGGTCAAGAGCGGGCAGGAAATTGGAGGCGAGCGAGCGGAAATCGATGCCAGGATAAACTGGTTCGATCGGAGCTGGAGTGAAGGGGTAGGGCAGAGCGGGAGAGGCTGCGGCAGAGGGCAGAGCGGAAGGAGTGTCGAAATGGAGGGGGAGACGAGATTCCGGAAGAAAGTGGGTGGAGATCTGGGGAGCGTTGGTGGAACCATCGCCGAGGAGAATTGGAGTAGTAAGGACGACGGAATCGGTGTTGTTGGGGTCATTGGCGGAGGCGGCAGGCCCCAGAGGGAAGCAGGGATGAGCGGCCACACGGGATTGAAAATCGGCCAAAGAGCCCGGAGGAGGGGAAGGCGTGCGTTGAACGCTGGGGAAGGTGGAGGGATCTGGAAAAGGGCTGGGGACGAAGGCGACGTGGGTAGAACCGGCTCTCAGATTGAGGCGACGGTGGAGGAGCGGAGAACGCAGGATGGGCAACCTCGGGAAGATGTTCGGGAACAGGCGGGGGAGGTCGGCGGTTTGCCCGCTTGTGATCTGATGCAGCATGGGTGAGGCGGCGGGCGCGTGAAGGAGACGTGTGTCGCCGACGAAGAAGAGGCCGACTTTTGAGCGAGTGAGGGCGACGAGGGTGTGGGAGTTGGAAAGAAGAAGGGCGTTGCGGTCGAGGTGAATAGAGCAAGGGGTGGAGTAAGTAGAGCCTTGGGAGGAGGCGACGGTGAGGGCCGCGTACCCGCACTGTTGGAGGGTCTTGGAAGTGCTGGATGACGCAGTGAGAACGGGGTGAGTCGTGGAAATCTGGTTGGTGAGCTGAAGAAAGCCGGGGCGGGGATTAGACGAGGGAATTTGGAAATAAGTGGCGATCTGCTGTGGGACGCGGTGAGACCAAAGACAGTAGTGATCGATATAAGGGAGGAGATGGTCGATCTCCGAAGAAAGACGGGAGTTGGAGGAGTCGGGCGAGGAAGAGTGATATTCACCTTGGAGGGGATCCCCGAGGAGAACGACAGTGGTGAGAGAAGGGTCCGCAGCGATGGCGAGGTCGAGGTACCCGCGTGGCATCTTGTAGACCTCGTCGATTATGAGAAGGGGGGCAGCTTTAGTTAGGGCGGTCTCCCAGGTGGACACACGCCAGTTCTGCTCGGGGGCAAGATGGAGGAGCTGCTTCCACTCGGACCGGAGCTCGGTGGTAGGTACTGCGACGCGAAACAGCTGTCGAAGATCTTTCCGGGCGAGCATGCTGACGAGTGGGAGGGTTTTTCCACACCCGGCGAAACCGGCGAGATGGATGAGGCGGACGGTACGGGAGGGGGAGGAGTCGACTAGCCGGTCGAGTTGCTGAATGGTTTCTCGACTTTTGCCAGGCTCAGAGGGGAACAGAGAGGAGAGGATGCCGTCAGTCCCGTTCTTCATGTTCGAGACAAGATTCTTGGCACGGGCGGTTTCCATGCGGTGGTCATGGAAATGGTCGAAAGGAAGATGAGAATCTCGGAAACGAAAGTTGAGGATCGTGGTCTCGAGCGAGCGAGAGGAGGCGCCGACGAGAGGAAGAGGGGCCGGTGGGGCCGGAGGGCGGGACGAGAAGGAAAAATGAGAGGGATTTGAGCTGTGGAGGAGGTGGAAGTGGAGGGGGGCGAGCTCCATACCTAACTCGGAGACGCCGGACTCGGAGTGGAGAGTCACACGGAAATTGTGAAGCGAGGCGAGGGCAGTCAAGTGATCAGTGGAGAGGCCCTGGGAGTGGACGAGAGGGTCGGAAAGGAAGGAGTCGGGCAGCACATTACCAAGATCTTCCCAGAGAGCGGTCGCCGGGCGATTGAGCGCAGCCCCGACAGCGTGGAGAAGACAGGCCGTGTTGATGGGGAAAGGAGGGGGTGAGCTGGGCCAGGTGGCACGACGGCGAGTAAGGAAAGCGCCGCAGTGATTGAGGAAAGCGCCCGGGTGAAGGGAGGAGAAGGGCACAATGCGGCCGGTGGCGGATTGGTCAGAAGCGAGAGGGGAGGAGTTTTCTGGCTCCGGGGGAATCTGGGGGAGAGTGAGGCCGGACAAGGATCCGTCGGTAGGCAAACAGAGGGATGAGGAGTCGGGGCCTGGGGAGACTAGGGCAAACACGGGGTTGGAGACAGGAGCAAGAGAGACGTCCTGAGAGGGAGGAAGGGGGACAGAGGGCGATTGAAGGACGGGTGAGGGGTCGGGTGGGGATGGGGCGGACGGGGGGTCGGAGGCCGAGTGAGAGACCGGGAGGGAGCTGAGCTCACGGTTGATCTCCGATCGGTCATGAGGGGGCAGAGGGCCAGGGTTCGGGAAGGGAGAGGGCGTGGGAGGGGGAACAGTAGGCGAAGGTGAACTCGAGGACTGGGGGGGGGGAGGGGGGGGGGGCGTGGGATCGGCCGAGGGGGTAGCGGGAGGCAGTTGGGGAGGCTCGGGGGAAGGAGATGAGCCAGGGGAGGGGGCGACGGAGGGGATAAATGGTTTTGAGGCGGAAATGAGAAGAGGAGAGCGAGGAATGTTGAGCTGGTAACGAGGAGGATGAAAGTAGCGAACATACTCGTCATGCTGAGCCTGAGGAGAGTCGGGGCCCCGGAACCAGCGAAGAGCAAGATAAGCGAGAGGAAGGGAGGCGGCGAAAAGGCAAGCTGGTGTGAGCCAACGTGAAGGCTTGAGGGGAAGAAGAAGGACATCGGGGACGAAGAACTGCAGAAGTGGGGGAACCGAGAAACCGCAGAAGGTGGGATTGCAGCGACGGAAGCCACATCGGGGCAGGAGGGCGAAGGCTTGCTTTGGGATGAGCAGGTCTTGGTTGAGAGGCAAAGGAAAAGAGGTGAGAAGTTTGCGGAGCCAGCGCATCGCAAAACGCTCAGGAATAGGCCGCAGCCAGCAAAAATGGGTCAGACAATGTGTCTGAAGAAAGGCCAATGGGAAACGAAGGCTGGCGAGCGTTAGAGAGAGAGGTGGGGCGAGCAGTTGGGTGTAACGGAAGGCGTGCGTGCGGAAGTGGTACGCAAGACGAGAGAAGGGGGAGTGCAGAAGAAGATAAGAGTGCGAGGGGCGGGCGGGGGCCGTGAGAAGGGCAAACTGCTGCAGATTGTCCCAAGCGGCCGAGTGCACCCAGGAAAATTCGGGCTTGGAGGATTGGGTGCGAACGAAGCCGGCGGGGTCAGTGATACGAAGAGTGCGTACGGCACGGACGTAGGTGAAGAGGGCGTGGTAGACAGAAGAGGGGACGAGCCGGTGATCTATGGCCTGGTTGAGCTCAGTAGGAGGGGGCAAGAGGATGCAGTCGGGAGTTTCGAAGCTCAAATGGTCGAAGTCAGGGGAGACAGGAGGGGATCCTCGTTGGATGAGGATGTGATGCTGGGGGCCAAACGATTCTAGGACGGTGACTGTTAAAGTTAAGCTGGGGTGGACTATTTTTGTGGTGGTGAGCCAGACGGAGGCGGAGGCGGGTTGGTGGTAGGAGTGAGATCGGTTTTGCTCCAAGTGATAGTGAAGCACACCGTGAGAAATGTTGTATTGATATATACTAGGGTAAAAAGAGAAAGAGTTGGAGTAAAGAGATTCAGGAGGGACTACGAGAGATGCAAAAAGTTTTTCTAGGGAAGGGCGAACGAGAAAAAGGTCTAAAATTTGCGCGGGCTCAAAGTACATTAGAGCGTCGTGCATGAAGCAGGTGGAGGTGGTGGGAAGATCTAGAGAGGTGGTTGGATACCTAGTGGTGTCGGCAGCAGTAAGACGATAGTTAAAGAGTTGAGAAAAATTTGGGTTAGATTGTTGGAGTTTTTGAAACTTGGAGGGTTTCATGAATAAAACAGAGCTAGGGGAGGTTGCGAGAGGGTGCCAGACATTGTTGAGAAGATTGATTTCTAACGTTTTGTGGATCGGATGGGGATGTGGTTTTGAACCAAAACCGGAGACGGAGATACCGCAGTTGAGAAAGAAAGGAAGGGCAGACTGAGGGAGCTGATAAGGAAACTTAGTAAGTGAGGCGCGAAACGGAGTGATGTTAGTGTCTAAGATTGGTGAGGAGATAGTGTCGCGGTGCAGAGTGGAGGACAGAGTGTCGAAGACGGTACGGAAAGCCATATTCCCGAATATGGGATTTACTACTTCGCAATGAGTAGAGTCTCAGCAATCACGGCTTCAGGTGTTGGCTGAGAGTAACAAAACAAAAGGTTTCAGAATTCGCAATGATTCTGAA